GACTACAACGGCAAGTGGAATTTGTCAGTTAAGGCATACGACAAACTAGACGCTGACGGCAGCAAGCCTGACGGGAAAAAGCGACCTGATGACGGTTCAGCAAAGAAATCAAGCGATCCATTTAACCACGCACCACAAACCGATCCGTTTGCTACTGGTATGCCGGTTGATATTTCAGATGATGATTTGCCTTTCTAAAAACGCAAAAACGACAGTAGCGTAACTACTTGAATGGGGTGAGAAACCCAGTTGGAGAAATTATGAAAGAATTTCAAGGCTACCCAGTGAGCATAGCTGGAGATGAAGTGACATTTAGATTTAGTAGCAAAGATGAGGCTGAAGAATTTAAAAATACCTACGTGTTGTTTAATCAAACGCTCGTTGAAATCCAAGTGAGAGATGATCGTGAAATCAGCGCTAAGCAACGACGATTCATTTACGCAATGTTCAACGACATTTCAAAGTGGTCTGGTGACGCACCGGAATACGTCAAGCAGTGGTTCAAATTAGCTTATGAGTATTGGCAGGAGTTGGACACAATTTCACTGCGAGACGTTGAAAAGTCGGTAGCGGCTGGTCTCATAACGTTCATGTTGGACTTCGTAGCCGATCACAACGTGCCTTTGAGTTTTAAACCACTGGACGCATTAGAACCGGAAGATGTTGCACATTGGGAGTATCGGGCGCTTATTGAGGGATTTGATGTACTAGACGGCTCACGACCGGTTGAGTTGGCCCACGGCGAACACACAGTCGGCATGGGGCGTGACCGCGACAAGATCAGCAACATCGGCAACACGGTGTTTAGCCTAAGCCACACGCACCACATGGAGTTACACAAGATTGGGTTAAACGCATTCAAGAGTAAGTACCATGTGAATGGCGTACACGTCACGGACGAGATTATCCAGCAACTAGAAAGTAGAGGACGACGATTTGGTTCAACAAATAATCGGATATAAAAAAATCACGCTAGATTTAACGCATTTACGGCCGTTGACGTTGAACAAGTATATTGAAGCAGAACGCAAGAATAGGTATCTAGGCGCTAAGTTAAAGCGAGTTGGTACAGCTTATACACGCAGCGTGTTCCTACAGTCGATGGTGGATGGTGTGATGTTCACGTGGCCGGCTAAACTGAAATTCGACTGGTACTTGCCAGACCGCAGAATTGACCCAGACAATTGGACGTTTACACAAAAGTTCATCTTTGACGGCATGCTAACAGCTAAGTTACACGGCAAAGCGTTTTTAGAAAACGACAACGTTAAAAATATCGGCGGGTTTGATCATGATTTTTATCTTGATAAGTTGAATCCGCGACTTGAAATTTATGAAATGGAGGCAACACATGAAATATGACGTTAGAATTGACGGACACACAATTGAAACTTTCGATACGTTTGAGGGAGCGAATGCACAGGCTGAAAAGCTGAACGGCACACTATCTCTCACGGCGCCAGATAAGAAAGCGATCGTGGTCGGTGACTACGGGAGGGTTGGGGATTGATATGGTAACAAAACGTGATTTCAGAACCTCATCAAAGAAAGAATTATTGTATTATTACGCAAATTCTGTATACAACACCCATTATGGGCGAGTTATCGCACAGGCCATGATAGACAATGAATACACTTATAGCGAAGTAGCCAGACGAGCAGGTCTAAGTGATCCAACAAACGTCAGGGTGATTGTAAGCGGACAACGACGCGACCCGTACTTTAGTTCGCTTGCCAAGATTGCAATGGCACTCGATCTTACACTAGATAGGTTTACGGATGGTGTGAAATGAAAGTAGTAGACAAGCAGGTATTCATAGTTGGCTATCGTTATTCAGACAACGACCCATGGGAGACGTCAGGCAGTAGTTACAGCAACCTAGAAGACGCGGTAGCTAATGCGAACACGCAGATGTTCCACATGCCTAAGTTGAAGACGCAAGTGTTTAAGATGGGTCGAGCAACACCAGTGGAGGTGTGAAACATGATTGAAATCGGAAATAACCTAAAAGACGTTTTGCAACTAGCAATTACAATGGTTGGATTTGTATCGGTATATAAATTAATTTTAGACCACTTTAAGCACAAGTGATACATTTACACACCTGTGTAATTAAAACACGCTATACGTCAAATTAGGTGGGTTATAACGCAATGTAAGAAAGGCGATCATGGCAGATAGGATAGATAGTATTTTGAGAGACTACTTTTCTGGTCGTCTCGATTTAAAAATTAGACAACGTGAGTACGAGTTGCGAAACGATCGCGGGCCGGTTGACGAAAATATCGGCGGTGGTAAAGCGTTAAATAAACACGCACGACCATTAGATGACATGATGATACGCTTGGAAAGCGACAAGACACTGCAGAAGCTAATTAAGCAAAAGGAAGATGTCAAACGCTGGATAGCGACATTTGAACCTGACAAGCAGAAAGTAGTTGCGTATTATTATGCAAGCAAGTCTGTCACGTGGGTAAAGGTAGCGCAGCAGTTTCACATCGGAGAAAGCACTGCGAAGTCTTGGCGGGTGGAGGTTAAGCACATTTTAGGGGCAGTATTATAGACAGATGTATATTACGAGCTGTTTTATGGCTTTTTATACATAAAAACAGGTGTAAATTAGTATTATCGAAAGATTAAACAAAGCGGGTTATTGCTCATCCCTAAAAAGCATATCAAGAAGGTTGCTGTGCGACCATACTGTCGGGTGCGACATGTAAAAATACACGTATCTTTGCTTTTTAAAGCAACGTGAAAGCCTATTAAACGTTAAGGCAATCGCTGTCAGACTTCGGGTGCTGACACAGACAAGTAAAGTCTATAAAACGTGACAGGTGGCGGAATAGGTAGACGCTAGTTCTATTTTTTGATAGTTCTTGATAATTGAGAGTTATCTAGTTTGGCTAATGTTGGTGGTGCGCACATTCTCATTCCTTTGGCTAAACATGTAAGGTGCAAATCCTTACCCTGTTAATTGCACTGCACCGTGCAAACTGTAAAGACTAAAGTGAGACGTGTGGCGGAAAAGGTAAAGCAAGACAGCTAGAACAATCGAAAGTCTTAAAACTGTGGGGTGCAAATCCTCACCACGTCTTTGGCAGGTTGCGCAAGAGCGCCCCAGAATTTGAGTCGTTTTGGGTTAGAAATATCGGTTACAGGGTGCGACTCCCTGTCCTGTCGTTGCGGAAACGCAAACACAACTTAGGATAATGACATTTGCCTGTCTTTATCGTACATAACTGAACCTTAACAGGTGCCTTTTATTAGGTTAACATTTTTGTAATTAACGACTAATTGAGATATAATGGCTTTGATTACATTATGAGGGGGAAGCTTATGTCTGAGGAATTTTTTACAAAAGTACGGAGAACTATAGGATTTGATGGGTTGATATCTACTATTATCGGTGCACTTATAGTATTTTTACCAACTCTAAGTGCCGGAGCTGTTGCCGGCATGATTGGTGCTGTTTTGATTGCTGTTGGTCTTTTTAAGCTAATTTCTGTGTTTAGAAGAGATGCAGAAAATGCTATGGCAAGATTAGGCAACCTGATCGTTTCAGTAATTTATCTTGTAGCCGGAATTCTTATTTTTGTGGATATGCAATCAGCTGCGATATCGCTTATTCTGGTCGTTGGTATATTAACTGGTATAACTTGGTTGGTCGAAGGATTTGTTCAGTTGTTTATTTTAAATAAATTAGCGACAAACAAAACCTGGTCTACAATATTAGCCTTCATCAGTATACTAGGTGGTGCAAGTATTCTGTTTAGCCCGATTTGGGGCGGTTTGGTTGTATGGACATTCTTTGGAATCACATTACTGGTTATTGGTATTTTCAAGTTAATCCAGTATTTTACATTAAAAAATTAGTCTAAACAAAAACCGCTAGTTAGTTAAATCTAACGGCGGTTTTTAGTACATAAAATACGCGGTCCAATTTGCGAATCTAAAACAGATACGCATGTTGGGCTTTTTGTTTGGAGAAAATCATGGATGAAGAAACGAAGAAACGTTTAAGACATATCCGTAACGCGACCAAAGTGAACAAAGAACACGCTGAAAATGCTAGACGGCAGAGTGTTGAACGACATAAACGCTCAAGAGCGCAAGTGAAGGCAGAATTTTACGACAACAGAAATATTGATTATCGTAAACACGTGAGGTTTTAGGTATGGCGTATTTTAAATGGACAAGTGAATATAGGGCGTTAGTCAAAAGGTTATATGAGCAAGGCATGGATACGCGTCAGGTTATCGACTATTTTTATGATCATTACGGCTTGAATGTTAGTCGTCGGTCAGTGCAACGATACAGAAAAGGCGCAACTCATAAACCTGTTAAAGAAACTAAGATTAAAGATGTGCAACGTGGCACTGAGATTGTCCTAAATAAAGACGGTAGTCAATCATCATCAACTACATTGCAGATGACAAGTGAACAGGCTAAAGACCCTGACTTTGTATTGAGAGCGCATGGTTTTGATCCAAGCGAATGGGACATCATCTCAGCCCGCAATAACTTTTGGCAACAAAATAGCCAAGAGAATGGCTTGATTGATTTATATCAGTCGAAGATTACGGTTAAGCCTAAGTCAGATGATGAGTTAACACCACAAGATATTGCTAATCTGTTCAAAGCAGACATTAAGCCATATACAATTAAACAGGTTGCACGTGATACGAATAATCTAGTTGTACCGCTTCCAGATTTGCATTTTGGTATAACTACCATGCTAGATGTTAAAGGTCACTTAGATAGGCTGTTAGAGCTTATCAATAAAGGGTACAAAACGATTGTGATTGAACAGTTGGGTGATCTATTCCATTCTAGTCAGATGTGGTCATCACAGACTTTAAAAGGCACGTTGCTTGATGAGGTTAATATGGTGCAAGCCGTTGAGGACGCTAAGCAGTTCTTTGACGTCTTGGTAACTGCTTCATTGAAAAACAGTACAACGCTTCACATCAAACAAATGGCAGGCAATCATTCAGGTAACATGGAGTACATGTTCATGGAGTATTTGAAAGCCAAGTACCCACAAGTCGTTATCAAGAACAACATTAAATTCCGTGATGCTTATTTATTGGATAACGTTGGTATCATGTTAGCCCATGGTGACTTAGCACCTAAGAACTTGCCTATGCTAATGGCTAATGAGTTTGGTGGTGTCTGGTCGCTATCTCACAGTCGTGAAATCCACAAAGGTCACTTTCACAAGGAAAAGACAGTTGATGAGGGTGGTGTGATTAGTCGGCAGCTTGGAACAGTCAAACCGAATGACAATTATGAAATCATGAACGGTTGGACGTTATCTAAGAAAGAACTATACGCATTAGAGTATGACAGTGATAAGTTAGTTGCTGAATGGCACGTTTAGGAGAATGATATGAATAATGATTATCTCGCTTTAATATTAATGTTATTAGCCATTTTGTTGTTTTTAGCTTCATTTTTGATGATGAATTGTGCAAGCAAAATTGTAAAAGACATTGATGAAAGAAATAAACTGATAGATAACTTACTTGATAAAAGGTCCAAACTTTTAGATGAGAAAGAAAAAATCTTAAATGATTTGGAAGAACATAAATGACATTGAAAAAACGATGGTTAAGCGATTCAACAATTTCTAATCCAGCCCATGTGCTCAGAAGTCAATAAATTGGACTATTTTTATTCAGTTAATTAAGCAACATTTGAGATACGATTACTATTATAAAAATTGATATACCAACCAATGGCTGCTTGGACTTCAGTTAATGTTTGGTATGCCTTCAAATAAACCTC